TACCTGAATAGTATGGAAGAGTTGCTTCAAATGTTATACCATCGTTCATATTAAGAGAACCGGTATATGTAGGAACACTCATTTCTATTAAAATCGTATCCATTGTATTAATAGAAGCAGTATGTAATATATTTTCTGCTACCGGTCTATTAATCTTAATTTTACTTCTTTCTAATAATGATGGTTCAATTAATAATCCTTTTGATACGTTAGCTCTTACAGGAATTACCTGCTCTAACATATCAAACATAGATTTATCAATTGATTTAATAAGTTTTATATACTCATCAAAATTTAACTGAGTTCTTTCAAAATAATAATTTCTAAGTTGGTCTAAGTCTGTGTAAGTATCAGTTCCATATTCATCATTCCAATCTCCGATATAATCTCCAATATTGATAGGGCCTAATGAACGAAGAATATCCAAATTCAATTCTTTAACAGGTGAGAAGAATAATCCCAATCTGTTTGAATCAATCGGTGCTCTATCATACGCCTTTTTAGTTGCTCTTTGTTTATATGATAGTTGACCAGTTAATGTGATATCTTCAGTTCGTACTTTATCCTTTCCTACAAATCCTATTGAAGGAACTTCAGCAGTTACAAATCTTTCATATACATCATATTGGTATGGATAAGAATTTGCAGTTGTAAAAATACTAGCAGTTGCATAACCACTATATCCACTTACAACAATTTGTTTATTATTAGTATCTAAAGAAGATGTGTATGTTACAAATGGTGCTACGTTCTTTATAAACTTATCACCACTTCCAGTTTGTCTATTTTTAGGATATTCAAAATCTGAACGGAAAAATAAATCACTTGTAGATGAATATACATCATTACCAAATATTGTATCAGGATTTAATGTATGGGATGTTATAACAGATTCACTTAATGCACCTCCCCAAATTCTAACCTCATCTATTGAACCACTAATACCACCTGCATTTTGACCACCAAAATTAACCGTACTACCACTTAACCATGATATACCATTGTAATATTTTGCATTGGAAACTAATGAACCTGAACCGGATGTGATTAATAAATCTAATGTATCGGATTCACTTATTGAAATTCTATCTCCGTTAGCTTGTTTATAAAACATTGAATATTGTTCATAATCTAAACTTCTAGTTAATGTATTACCAATATATTCATTTCTACTAATAACTTCTCTTTGAATAGTAAAGTGTTTGTAGGTATTATCAAATATAGGAACATTTTGAATACTCATTGATACCAATTCAGAACCAGAGGTAACTACACCAGGACCGATGTAAACATTACTGCTTGCACTCATTTGGAATATTATATCACCATATATGGTAGAACCGGATGGAACTAATTTAACATTCCATATACCACTACCAGCACCACCAATATTTACTAAACTTTGTGTATGATAAAGAGTTGTAGATTGTGATACAAATGATAATCTAGATGTTTTAAATCTAAGTTCAATTGCATCAGGGTCATTAAATGATGTTCCCTCTTTCCAATCAACAGTAAGATATTCATCTCTAGCAATATTAAGTGCCGCAGTTCTATCTTCGTATGTATATTTAGTACTCTGAGAACCACTATTCGCAGGCCCTCCAAATTCAACTATTGTTAATAATGAAGATGGTACGCCATAACACGCCATAATTGCATTAATAGCTTTCCTAGTTCCTTTGTGTTTTAATAGGTATGGTAAGTTATTAAGAATTCTTCTCCAAACTTGATTTCTTGCTTCTTCCGGTGTATAAGAAGGTGAAACGTTATTACCCAATGAGTTTTTATTCTGTGTGGTAGTCCCATCTTCATTTAACCCAAACGCATACTTCCATAATTGTTGTCCACTAAATGGAGTTTTCGGGTCCCATCCAAAGTTTTCTAATAATGTATAAACTAATTTATCAGATATACCATCCGTTGATTTATTAGTTACTTTTCGTATTCTATTGATACCATTTATATAAGACCATATAATATCAAAATGTTGGCCTATCATTTCTAAGAATGAAAGGAATTCTAAATTACCTGAATCCTCTTTTATAAATTGAGGTGTATGTTTTACTAAATAGTTTCTATTTTCTCTATCATATACTTCTGCATAATCTTTTTGAATTTCAAAAAACTGAGCGTTTGAAGAATTTACTCCATAATCAACATACATTTGTTTCTCAAACCCATCAAATCCATTTTTTATAATTCTTATTTTATCATCATATGATGCACTTGTCAATAAGGATACGGATGAAGTAGATAATGTAGAACCTGAATAAAGAGTAGTTGTTAATTTATTTTCCCAATTCTCAATTGTTTCTATTTTATATTGAAAATTTTCTAAACGAGTTTGTGCACTTGAAAAGTTTACAAAGTTTTCAAATTTTAAAAAATATGATGAAGTTACATTACTACCACTAGTGTACTCAATATTAAGGTCTTCTAAATTAAATTGAGATTTTGATAAATATTGATTTACTATATCATTAGAAGTAACTGACCCACTTGCTACAATTTGATTAAAAAATTCATAGCCCGTTTCATCTACTACATCTATTCCAAAATTTGGTTTTAATGGAATACAAGTATTTTCATCACTATCATTTATAATAATAGTTTCTACAATAGATGGTATTATTTGTTTAGTAACCCAAATTAATTGATTTGGAGTTATAGTTTCTGCTACCGGTTCTAATAATTTAACTATTAATGAATAATAATCTCGTTGTTCTCTTACCCTTACGGTATTTCCACTTTGAGGGTCTATCTCATATCTAGTGGGAACAATTTTTTCACCCTCTAATGAGAATGTAGCGTCATCCGCACCTGTATTTGTTATAACATACGATTCATCATTATCTGTTTTAACTTGATAGTATAAGTGTTTATCATCTTCAAATACAATGTTATCTTCAAAATCTTTTTTAGTTGTTTCGCCTGAGAATAGTTGAGAAAATACATTTGCAAACGTATCTAAAACTTCTCCACTTGAAACAAGGTATTTAGCCTTTTGAACAAAAACAGTAAAACTTTCTCTCTTACCTACTATTTTACCATTTATACCATTAAAATATGGTTGTAAGGTAAATGTTATTTCATACGAATCATCATCTTCATTAAAATAAGTTTTATATGAATTATATAATTCCTTTGCCTTTAATGTGATTTTAGCCTCTCCATTTACTATTGGAGTATTAAAAATTTTATTATCACCTAAAAATACATCAACTCCTTCAGAATCTACTGTATCTATATCAAACTTAAAATCAAAATCTAAAGGTCTTAAATCGGCCTCTATAATATTTCTATCAAATATAATATTAGTTACATCCGGTTGACCATATGTTTTTTCTACATATACATTTATTCTAGCCCTCTGTTCTTCTCCATCTTTTAGTAAATCATTTCCAGCTATAACTACTAATCCATATATTCCTACCGCGTTTGGGTTATTTAATACAATTATAGCAGTCCCGTCAACAACGTTGGCAATCTTTGCTCCATTTGAATTTGCACCCGATTGATTTGGGAAATAGTATTTTACATATGTAGCATTTTGTACTCCTACACTTATGGAAAATTCTTTATTTAATTCCGTATTCCATTTGTATGTTGGTTGTAATACATTTGAAAATTTAGCTATATTATCAGTAGTTACATTTTGCTGACTTGTTACATTTATAGTATAACTTTCTACAATATTTTCTAAATCAAATAAATTTGCTGAACTATCTTTTACTAAAGTTCCATCACTTTTTGATACCTTAATACCAGTGATGTTAAAGTTTATAGCATCTGCTCTACCTATAGATAATTTACTATTCTGTAATACCTCTATAGTTCTAGTAGTACTTATAGTTTCCTGAACATCTAATGATGCTGCATTCTTATAATAAACTCTTACCGAAGGTCGGTCTATAGAGTTAATAATAGTTATAGAAATGGCCTGAGGAGGTGCTGGTGTACTAACTGAAATGTTTCCCTCAAATGGAACATCCAATATTATATCAGCTCTATAATCCTTAAACGGTATTTTTATCTCTCTTTGTGCCATTAGTTAATAAATAGTTTTATTGTAGGTTTTCTCTTTGAGTTACATCTCCTCCATCTAATCCAAATCCTGCTCCTCTAAAATCGTTTGGATTAACTTCTCTCATTCCACCACCATAACTACCACCTCCGCCACCACCAGAGCCTCCACCGCTTCCATCAAATTGCCCACCACGAGTATCAACAATTCCACCGCCAAATCCTTCTCCGCCTGGCACAGGTGTTCCCTCAACAGGAGTTGCATCTGCAATATTATCAATTTCTATTATGGAAACTTCATTTTCAATATCTTTTCTAGATTGAATTAAAAAATACTTTTGTGGTTTCAAATCACCACTAACCAATGTTAATGTAGATGGGTTTAATAATCTCTGTTCGTCCAAACTAAATGTAACTCTTCCTTTTGAATTCGATTGGTCTTCTATTTCGATTCCATTTAAATAAGCTTTTGCCAAAACATCGGTTCTACTTAAATTAGTATATGTGTTTATTGTGAAAAAAACTTTTCGAGAAGTTATATATGGGCTTGTATATGGGTCAAATGCTAGAATATCTCCTCCTGGCGCTCTTCCTCCTCCACCACCGCCGCCGGTTGAGGTTAATATAGAATCGCTAATACCTCCTGGGTTTGTACCGGAGTAAGTAAAATCGTTAGCTAATTCTTCTATAGTTCTTTGTGCCATCTTTTATTTATTTTTGGTTATCTCTTTTATTTCTTAACCTTTCTGCAATGGAAGATGGAATTCCAGCTCTTCTATCACCTTCCGTTGTACCCGTAGTAGTTCCGCCTCCTGTTCCTCCATTACTTATATCACCCCTTCCTCCAAATAAACCAAGTTTCTTTTTAGTTATATCTTTATTTAAAAATCCAGTTTTAGGTTTATTTCCCTTTTTTCTAAATTTACTTAAGAATCCACCACCACCTCTTTCGTTAATCACATCTGATACAGTTGTAGCAGGAGTTTCCATAACAGGAGTTTCTATTATTACAGGAGTTTCTACACCAGGAACAATAACTGCTGTTTTAGTCACAGATGTTACCGCATCTTTAATTTCTCCATACGTTGGTATTGGAACAGATACTCTTTCAGTAGAAACATTTTCTGTAACCTTATCTGATTCTAATTTTTGAATTAATGTAGCTAATTTATCTATACTTTCCTGTGTTTGTGCATCTATCAATACTTCATTAGCTAATGTTCTTTTCGGAAGATGAAAATCACACGCATCTCTAAATTTTTTATTAAGAAGATTCACAATATCGTTTTTATTATAATATGTAAAATCAACTTCATCTCCTAATGGTTTACCAAAATCCGAAGTTCCTATAATTGAATTTTTATGAAGCAATGCATGTCTAACCGCTTCTTTCATAGATTCTAATACCTTATTAAAAAATTGGTCGTAGTTTGTTATACCAAATTCATATTGTATTCTATCTATGTAATCCTTTGATTTTATTTTAACAAATGTATCCTGTAATTTTTGAACATCTAATCTGTTTATAATTTCATTTATTTCAGAGTAAACTTCATCTCCACTAAATCTACCTACTACAAAACTTTCATATGCCTGATTTAAATCTCTTTCTATATCAGCTTCATATGCAATATTTGTATTGAAATTATTATAAGGTAATAATCTTAATTCTGTTCTAGATGGTGATATTTCGTGAATCCATAATCTATCCATTTCTATTTTAGAACCAATCCTATTATTTACAAAATTGAATTGCACTCTAAATACTCCTGTGTTGTATCCTGCTTCTTTTACTAATTTTTTAACATCTATAAGAAACCCGCCACCATCATATATTGTATCCAATACATTTTCACTTCTTATAATATAGTTTGATATTTCGTTTGCATTAATATAACGAACATTTCCATAATCTTTTTGTTCTAATATGTTACTAGTAGAATCATATAATATAAATTCTAAAACATCATTATTACCAATTAAAAAAGGGGTTGGAATAAATCCCTTATCTATTAACTTAAGCTCAGTAGCACTTAACTCAGTAGTAAGAGATGTTCCCTTCTTTAATACATCATCAATATTTTTAAATTTATCTAAACTCATATTTTTTAACTTCTATGTTTGTATAAATTACAACTTAAAGAAACTTCTCCATTTTTACTTTTAAATGATACGGTTCCAGTATAGTTTGTAGCTTTACCTCCTCCTGCTATTCCTAAGAATGTTCTAGGTCTAGGGTCTAATCCATTAATTACACCAAAATCAGGTTGCATCGTTACTTCAACTTTTTGCTGAGGTTCTATATTAACTATTGATGGTCCGTTAATCCATGCTTGAGTACCTTTAATTTTTATATCAACGGTTATTGGCTCTAATGTTGTATTAAATAATTCTACAGTTGGGCCATTGTTCCATTTACCCGTTGATTCACCTGTTTTAACATCAAAAAATAACTCCTTTTGTGCAGGGTCTCCTTTTTCAATTACTCTAATGGTAAAATCCGCAGCCGCTTTAGCTCCCTCTGCTAATCTGGCATTTTTACCATTTAGTTGTTGAGTTAAACTATCCACTTGCTTTGAAAGAGATTGAACCGTCGCATTCTGTCCCTCATTTCTAGCTTGTAATCCAGTTTTTTCAATACCCTCGCTAACTGAACGTTGTAATGCAGTTTGCATTGTATCATTTACCAAAACAAATTGTTTTCTAAGTTGTTCTGCGTTTGATTCTGCAGTAACTCTTAATAATCTTTCATTATCTAATTGTATATCTAATGATGCCGATATTGAAGTTAATTCTGATACTTGTGCCTCTAATCCTCCAATTACTATGGATTGTGATAATATAGTTTCGTTTGCAAGTTCTAATGAACGAGTTGCCTGATTATATATTACACGTGGTACTAAATCTAATTGTGTTTCTTGTCTATCTGGAATTAATTCAGCTACAGTTATATCAATTGTCTTCTTTAATTCATCGGTATTATATATTCTTTTTTTAGAAGGTGCATACACAAACCCACCTTTCTCATCTTCAATGTTTGTTTGAAAATAAGAGTTTGGTTTGTTTTTAGCTACTAACGAACCACTATTCTGTAAATCCTTTTTAATTAATTCAAATTCCATTACTTAATTATAAAAGTTAAATCATCTTCAATAAATTCGTTTATACCATCTCTAACTATCTTAAATAGTAATCTGTAAATTCTATTCTTAGGAAAATTAGAAGTATCTAAATTAATATAATTACCATTCGCATCACAACTAATTTTTGTGTAATCCGAAAAATCTATTATATTAACTTTTGTTATTTCATCTCTAACTGCATAATATGAAGTTTGAGGTAAATACTTAACATCATCATATGAAAAGGAGTTTGTAAAACTTTTAGTTGGATACAAACTTCTTCCTATTATTTTTATCTTAACTTTATTACCCTCAGTATAATTATCCCTTAATTCTTTACTTCTAACTATAATTTGTGAATCAGTTAATGCAGTAAGTGAACCGGTGATAAATTGAGAATCATCCCATCCTAATTTTAACAAAGGTTGAAATATAGTGTTTGTTTCTTTAGAGTAATATTTTAGAACACCATAATCCAATGAAGTACTTTCAGCTGATGATGTATGTGATAATCTTAATCCATAATTAGCTGAACCTGTCCAATAATCATATATTGGTTTAATATTCATTTTGATATCTCCATCGAAATATGTAAATGATTGAATAGTTTCTATTGTATAATCAACTCCACTTTGGTTTGTCCAATTTATACCATCTGTGTTAATATTTTCAGGCCATGTCCCTCTCCCCATATTCCAACTTTCAGTTACAGGATATCCATACACCGAATAACTCACTGCCAGTTCTTCGGGCTGAGTAAGTGTTAATTGTAAAGTAGCCGATGATGCGGTTACATAAGATGGTACATTATCTATATCAAATTGAATAAATGTTCTAGCATTATCTCTTTCCGCAAAGCGTGAGTAATGTTTGGATATAGTTAGTATCTCATCTAAACCTGTGTTTTTATTTACATATAAACTATAAACCGATGCATCCTTTGATGCCGTTACAAAGTATATCATTATATAGCTTTACCTTTAATATCTTTATCAGGAAACTTAACTTCAAAGATAGATGGGTCTAACGATGGATAGATAATCTTATTCTTTGTTGCTGCTTGTATATCGTAACTATTTCTTGCATATATACCACCACACTTATTTACAATCTCAACCCTCTGAACCGATGCAACACCTTCAACCATAGCTATAGTTAATTCTATATCAGAAAGATTTATAGTTTGATTAAATTGCCAATTATTTATATCGAAGAAAGATTTTAACTCATTTATACAAGTTAATATTACTTCTCTTTGATTAAAGTTTTTATATGTGGTTATTTCAAAATTAACACCTATATTAATAATAAACCCATCGATTATGTTAACACCATCGGTTAACATTCTATATTCATTAATATATGTTTTAAGATTTTCCTTTACAGCTCTGTTTAGTATAGTTAGGTTTCCGTTTGAATCATATCCTAATGTATAAAGGTTAATAGCAAAAGGATTTACTAACTCTGCATTTTGTGTTGTCTTTTGTACAAAATTCCTAACTAATCCTTTTATATCATTTGTAGTTGGTATGTTACCTCCATTAGCAATTGCTGTTTTAGTTATAGTTTTTACTATTTCCGTAAATTGGTCTACATTATCAGTTGAGTTTAAAATACTTTCAGGTGAATTAGCGTTCAAAGAATTATCACCAACCGCAACTACTTTAGCAATTGCACCAAACTTTGAAGGCATTGATAAAGCTCTTACCTGATAATCTTTTGATGTCACTGCTCTATTTTGTGATGCAAAATTAGCTAATGCACTTTCTCTAATCTCTTCTATTGTATCAAATCCTCTTCCTCCCTTTGCAGGTATTTCGTTTTCAACTGCAACTGAATTTTTGATAAACGTATATACGGTATCATCTAAATCTAACATATCTACTAAATCATTATCAAATGTAATTGATGATATAGTTGTCAAATCTCCTTGTGGTACATTTGAACTAATTCCTCCTCCTACTAAATAATTTATCGTTAATGTAGTATTAGATGGTGATTGACCATATGATTTTGTTTTTAAAAAATTGGTTGGGTCATATGATTCTCCCATTCTATCGATTGAACTATTTAATCCTAATCCTACATTTTTAACGTTTGGTATTAAAAGTTCATCTGATAAAGAACTATCTCCACCTCCAAAATGAATTGATGTGGTAAAATCATCGTTTACTCTACTTACAAATCTTCTACTAGTTTTTAATAATTTTAAAAGGTATGGTACAGTTTCTTTAAATTGATATAAATCTGGGTCATTAGATTCTGCATTAGGATAATCAATATATATTGTTTCTTGTGCCAAATATGGGACTTCATACCATTTATTACCCTCATCATCTATAACAGATTCAATTGATATAACATTTGTTTCCGGTAAAATCAATGATGCAAATGATTCAGCTGAAGTGAAAGTTTGAGTGTATTCTTTTTCTGTAGCTGATATTGCCTGAATTTGCTTCTTAATTAAATAATAATTAGGAACGTTAAAATCTGATAAATTATATACAGAAATTTCTCTATCGATTGGGTCACTAAAATCCAATGATTCAACGGTTCTAAAAGTAATTTCAGAATTAGATGTAGATGTTATCGTTAATCCAGAATTAAGTCTCAATAAGTATCTAGTATCCAATTCACCTGCGTTATCTGCTTTACATAATTGATATACAGATAATGTTGTTACTGCTGGTGCAGATGATTTTGGTTTATACCCCAATAAGTTAGCTAATGCAAATACATTTTTTTCTTCGGATGCATATTGTATTAAACTCTCTTTTAAAGAAGCATCGGTATAATAACCTAATACATCTCCTATGTAAGATGCCATTTCAATAAACATCATACCAGGTGAGGTTTCATTAAAATCGTTATATGTACTTGGGAAATATGTTTTAGCATATTCCATTAAGTTATTCCTAAACGATTCGAAATCCTTACCTAAATAAGAAATATCTCTACTATTTCTACCTATGTTTTTATTTGTTACCTTAAATGCCATTATTCATTTATATTAAATGTTATCGTTTCTAAATTTTGTTGTCCAGCAACTCTAAAATTCAATGTAACTGTAAAGAAATAGGTATCTCTGTTTGTGTTTGTTTGGTCTACTAATATTTCATCAACCGATATATACGGCATCCACTCTTGAATAGCTCTATCAATAGAACGTTCAATTTCTGATTCTAAATCATCAGTATTTTGATTAAATAACGTATTATATAAATCTGTTCCGAAATTAGGATGCATTAATCTTTCACTCTTTCTTGTAAGAATTAGATTTTTTATATTAGATTTAACCTGCTCCGAAGTTTGGTAAGATTGAGCAAAATAACCACCATTCCCTCTTTGAATTGGAAGAGTGATTCCGATTGCTACCCTATCCTTTTCAGGTAGGTCTTTTACTAACTTAGGGCCGGTTATAATCGCCATTATCTATTTTTATCTTTACTTGCTTTCAAAACCGCTGCACTTCTTGCTATCGCTTTATCTAATA